GACTGCGTTGTCGGATGGACACCCAGCTCAGGGAGCGATGCTCAAGTTCTGTGGCGAGAGGTTGTTACCACTGTCCAGCTTCGAGGCTAAGAGTGGTGGTGGTACTCCGCAGATTAGCATTAACATTACCTCAATGGGTGAACCGAAGATTGAGCAAGCTGATGTAGTTGACAGTATTAGTTACACTGATGTAGAATATAAAACTGAAGGGACCGACTCGTAAGAGCTTTCAGCACGTCGCAGGTGCGTGCGGTCAAACACCTGTACCACTCCTCTGAAAGGGATAAAATGTTTAAATGCACTAAATGCAATATTGAAAAACCAAGTAATAAGTTTACGTTAGAAAAAAACGGAACTTATAGACGTAGACAGTGTCACGAATGTCGTAATGCAGCAAAAGTATATAATCCGAAAAGAAGACGAGAACTAATGCTTCTTACTAATTACGGGATTACGGAACAACAGTATCAAGATAAATTAGTAGAGCAAGATTACAAATGTCCTATATGTAGTAAAAAACACGATGTGGTTGTGACTAAAGGAATACTTGTTGTTGACCACAACCATGCTACAGGAAAGGTGAGAGACCTTCTTTGTCACTCTTGTAACATGGGATTAGGTAAGTTTAAAGATGACCCAGAACTGCTCAAACTAGCAGCGGAGTACATAGAAAGACATAATGGCTGAGTTAAATTTTGAACTCTTAAAGTGGCAAAGAAAAGTTTTTTCTGACCCAACCCGTTTTAAAGTAATTGCAGCAGGAAGACGGTGTGGCAAATCAAGGTTGTCAGCTATTACTCTTTTAATCGAGGGTCTAAACTGTCCAGAGAATTCGTGTGTAATGTATGTTGCACCAACGCTCGGACAAGCTCGAACGATTATGTGGGACTTGTTAATGGATTTAGGTAGACCTGTAATCAAGTCTGCTCACATTAACAACTTAGAGATTACCTTGGTGAACGGCAGAAAAATCCTCATTCGAGGCGCTGACAACCAAGACTCACTTCGTGGTGTGTCCTTGTCGTACTTAGTAATGGACGAAGTAGCATTTATTAAGGCAGAGATTTGGGAACGGGTATTACGAGCTGCTTTGTCGGATAAAAAAGGTAGAGCGATGTTTATTTCTACTCCTTCAGGTCGTAATCACTTTTATGAGTGGTATCAGTTAGGACAGTCTGGTTCAGACGAAGATTGGAAGTCGTGGCACTTTACCACTGCAGACAATGAAACGATTGACCCAAAAGAGATTGAGGCTGCAAAGAGAACACTGAGTTCCTTTGCGTTTAACCAAGAGTATTTGTCTTCCTTTAACAACGCTGGTTCAGGTTTATTTAAAGAAGAGTGGATTAAGTTCGGTGAAGAGCCTCAGCATGGTTCATGGTACATTGCAGTTGACTGCGCTGGTTTTGAAGAAGTTGGTAAGAAACAAACCAACAAGCGATTAGATAAAACAGCGATTGCAGTCGTAAAAGTAGATAACGATAATACGTGGTACGTAGATAAGATTGAAACAGGAAGGTGGTCTACTGAAGACACTGCCCTTAGAATCCTAAAGAACATTCAAGAGTATGAGCCGTTAGCAGTTGGGATTGAGCGTGGGATTGCCAAGCAAGCGATTATGACCCCACTCCTAAACGCAATGCGTAGAATGAACTGTTACGCTCATATTGAAGAATTGACGCATGGTAACAAAAAGAAAGTGGATAGGGTTACTTGGGCTTTGCAAGGTAACTTTGAACACGGTAGGGTTGTCCTTAACGATGAAGGTGACTTTGACCTCTTCGTTGATGAACTCTTAATGTTCCCAACTCAAGGGGTGCATGACGATACAGTGGATGCGTTAGCGTATATCCACCAGTTAGTAAGACCTTCTTTCGATGCCGATGACGGTGGAGATGAGTGGGAAACTTTAGATGTAATTTCTGGCTATTAGGAAACCTATGTACGATAAAGAAAATGAATTTGTACCTTTAAACTTTGAACGACTCAGCAAGAACGCTGCAGTGTGGGAAGTTATCAAGGAAGAGATGAATTACCTTTCTGGCGAGTGCTTAATGAAGATTATCACTGCCGCTAAGGAACAAGGTCTAAAAGACAAACAAATCTTTATGCCCACTGAAGAAGTGGTAGAAGTAGAGTTTGTTGACCCATTCAACGACGACATGGAAGATTAAGGAAAACAATGGCTAAGAATATGGACAAGAATGAAGGCATGACGTGGGAAGAACCTACTGAAGCTGATAGAGAACTTACTGCGTTCGTTATTCAACATTGTGACCGCTGGCGTGACCACCGTGACGAAAACTTCTTAGAAGACTGGAAAGAATACGAGCGTATCTTCCGTGGTATTTGGGCTTCTGAAGACCGTACTCGTGAGTCTGAGCGTAGTCGCTTAATCAGCCCTGCTACGCAGCAAGCGGTAGAAACCCGCCACGCTGAAATCATGGAAGCTATCTTTGGTAACGGAGAGTTCTTTGACATCAAGGACGATGTTAAGGACTATAACGGTAATCCAATGGATGTCGAAGCAATCCGTACTTTACTGCGTGAAGACTTAGAAAAAGAAAAGATTCGTAAGTCCGTTGACCAGATTGAATTGATGGCTGAGATTTATGGTACTGGTATCGGTGAGATTATCGTCACCAAGAAAAAAGAATACATTCCAGCTACAATGCCTGTTCCGGGTTCAACACAAGCAGCATACGGAGTATCAGAGAAAGAATACTTCTGTGTACCGACTGTTCCTGTTAATCCAAAGAACTTCTTAATTGACCCCAACGCTGCTTCGATTGATGATGCAATGGGCGTTGCGATTGAAAAGTTTGTCTCTATCCATAAAGTAGTTGAGAACATGGAAAAGGGTATCTATCGTAAGGTAGACATCGGACCTGCTGGCAATGATGATGACTTAGAAGTAACGCAAGAAGTCGTACAGTTCCAAGACGACAAAGTTAAGATTCTGACGTACTATGGATTAGTCCCAAGAGAATACCTAGAACAGCTTGAGAACGAAGGCGAAGAGGTAGTTGACCTATTCCCTGACAACTCTACTGCAGACACCTACAGCGACCTCGTAGAAGCGATTGTCGTTATTGGTAACGATGGTTTACTTCTCAAGGCTGAGAAATCGCCTTACATGATGAAAGACCGTCCTGTAGTCGCTTATCAGGATGATACGGTTCCCGGTCGTTTCTGGGGTCGTGGCACAGTCGAAAAAGCATACAATATGCAAAAAGCGATTGATGCACAGCTCCGCAGCCACTTAGACAGCCTTGCTTTGACCACAGCACCAATGATTGCAATGGATGCTACTCGCTTACCTCGTGGCGCTAAGTTTGAAGTCAAACCCGGTAAAGCAATCCTTACCAATGGTAATCCTGCAGAAATCCTCTTTCCATTTAAGTTTGGTCAAACCAGCCCTGAGAGCTTTAATACCTCAAAAGAGTTTGAGCGTATGCTCTTAATGGCAACCGGTACGTTAGATAGCCAAGGCGTTGTATCACAGGCTTCCAGAGATGCTTCTGGTGCTGGTATGTCGATGGCTATGGCTGGCATCATTAAGAAGTATAAGCGTACCCTAACGAACTTCCAAGAAGACTTCATGGTTCCGCTGATTAAAAAGGTAGCGTTCCGTTATATGCAGTTTGACCCTGAGCGTTATCCTTCTGTTGACATGAAGTTCATTCCTACTGCCACACTGGGTATCATGGCTCGTGAATACGAACAACAGCAACTGATTGGTTTATTGCAGACTTTGGGACCAAATACCCCTGTTTTACCTGTTATTTTGAAGGGTATTATTGCTAATTCTAGCTTGTCAAATCGTGCTGAAATGGAGCAAGCATTGGCTCAAATGAGTCAGCCAGACCCACAACAAGCACAAATGCAGCAGATGGCAGCCCAATTACAGATGGAACAAAGCCAAGCACAGACCGCATCGTTACAGGCTAGAGCACAAAAAGATGCTGCAGATGCACAAAAGACGATGATTGAAGCACAGATGGCTCCACAAGAGATGCAACTCAAGGCTGCAGAGACACTTTCTAAGGTAAACAAACCACAGAAAGAGATGTCTGACTTTGAGAAACGTCTAAAGGTTGGCGAACTGGCTCTGAAAGAGCAAGATATTGTTAATCGTGGAAAAATTGTTGAACTACAAATGAAAAAGTAAAGAAATCTATTGACTTTTTTACAAAAGTGTGGTAAGATTGCAACACAAATGTAAGTAAGTACTCACTTCTCCACTAAGGACAAAGAAGAATGATAGATAAAAAACTCCAGCAATACTATGAAGAGCGCTTTTCAATGATGGCGACTCCGGGCTGGCAAGATTTAATGGAAGATGCTCAGAATATGTTTAATGGCATCAACCATGTCTTAGCAATTCAAGACGAAAAAGACTTGCATTTAAAACGTGGACAACTGGACCTGCTTCAATGGCTTTTAAGCCTCAAGCAAGTGTCCGAACAATCGTACGAGCAGCTCATGTCGGGAGACTCAGCAGATGGCTCGTAGGATGTATGACTTCAAATGTGAAGAATCTCATGTGACAGAGGCTTTTGTTGATTATGAGACAACTCAAATTCACTGTCACTGTGGTAAGGAAGCTGGTCGGATAATCTCTCCTGTAAGGGTGAGTTTAGATGGCACAGACCCTGTCTATGTCGGAGCTTACGATAGGTGGGCAAGAATCCGAGAAGACAAAAAGAAGCAAGAAGCAAAGCAAAACGCCTAAGACACCTCGAAAGAGCCTTAGATTATAAATCCTAAAATCACTTGATTCGGTGACAGGAGACTTTAAATGGCAGCAAATTTTATCCAAGAAGAAGAACTGTTTAATAGCAGTGAAGCAGAGACAGTACAAGATGTTACAACCCCAGTCCCAGACTCTACTCGAGCGGACAACACTGAAGTGGTTGGCAAGAGTGAACCAGTAGAAGAATTACCAGAGAAGTATCGTGGTAAGTCCGCTATTGAGATTGCTAAGATGCACCAAGAAGCTGAGAAGCTCATCGGTCGTCAAGCAAACGAAGTTCACGAAGTACGTAGTCTAGCAGACCAGTTATTAAAACAACAACTCGAGACTCAGGCTAAAACACAAGCGCCGATTGAAGAATCGCTTGAAGATGACTTTTTTGTAGACCCCGCTAAAGCGGTCAATAGACAAGTTGAGAAGCACCCTGCAGTAATTGAAGCAAGACAAGCAGCATTAGAAATGAAGAAGATGAAGACGGCACAACAACTGTCGGCTAAACATCCTGATTTTGCAACCATCGCACAAGATGCCGGTTTCCAAGATTGGGTTAAATCTTCTCAAATCCGATTAAACTTGTTTGCTAAAGCTGACTCACAGTATGACTTTGAATCTGCCGATGAATTGTTAAGTACCTACAAGGAACTCAAACAAATCAAACATCAAGTTCAAACAGTTAAAAATGAAGCAGCAGACAGCAAAGCTCAAGACGCAGCATTAAGGGCAGCCTCAGTAGATATTGGCGGTGGTGGCGAGACAAGTAGAAAAGTATATCGTAGAGCAGACCTAATTAAACTGAGAATGACAGACCCAGACCGTTATATGCAGATGTCAGATGAAATCATGGCAGCATATTCGGAAGGGCGAGTTAAGTAATTTTAGAATTTCTAATTAAAGGAAAATATCATGGCATTAGTAGGCGCAGCATATCCCGGTGGTTCGACATCGGTAGTAACAAAATCCAACGCAGATAAGTTCATCCCAGAAATTTGGAGTGACGAGGTAATCGCTGCATACAAGAAGAACCTAGTATTGGCAAACCTTGTACGTAAAATGTCTTTCAAAGGCAAAAAAGGCGATACACTGCATATTCCAAAACCAACTCGTGGCGTAGCTACTGCTAAAGCAGCTAACACTGCAGTTACCGTTCAAGCTGATACTGAGAGCGAAGTACAGGTTTCGATTAACAGCCACTTCGAGTACTCACGTTTCATTGAGGACATCACAGAAGTTCAGGCTTTGTCTTCACTCCGTTCTTTCTACACCGAAGATGCTGGTTACGCTTTGGCTAAGAAAGTTGACGACGAGCTCGTAGCTTTGGGTAAGTCTTTTGGTGACAGCGATGGCGCTGACTGGGTACACAGCAATGCATACTTCATCGACGCAACCACTGGTTTGACAACTTATGCTGTTGACACCATCACCACTTCTGATTTGTTCACGGACGCTGGTTTCCGTAAGCTCATTCAGTTGATGGACGACGCTGATGTACCAATGGATGGTCGTAAGTTTGCGATTCCTCCTTCACTACGTAACGCAATCATGGGTATTGACCGTTATAACAGCTCTGACTTCGTTGATGGTCGTGGCGTACAGAATGGTCAAATCGGTTCTTTGTATGGTATCGATATTTATGTATCGAGCAATATGCCTACGATTGAAACCGCTGCAGAAAACACCGCTGGCGATGCAATTAAAGCTGCAATCCTCTTCCATACCGACACAATGGTATTGGCAGAGCAGTTAGGTGTTCGTTCACAGACTCAGTACAAACAAGAGTATCTGTCTACGCTTTACACTGCTGACACATTGTTCGGCACTAAAGTTGTACGCCCAGAAGCTGGTTTCGTATTGGCTGTAAACGCCTAGTAGTAAATCAGGATAGCCCTTTAATTAGGGCTGTCTTGTTTAAGGGTTCTTTAATAAGAGTCTTTAAACAAGTCAAGGAGTCTGAATGTCGCTATATAGAGGTCCCGGTGGTTCAGGCGATGCTACGAATGATGCTAATAGTCAAGCAGTATTAGCAACTGCCGCAGCGCAAGCCGCAGAAGTATCTAAAAATCAAGCACAAGCCTCTGCCTCCGCTGCATCTACTTCGGCGAGTAATGCTTCTACGTCTGCGACTAATGCAGCTAGTTCTGCCTCTAGTGCATCGACTTCAGCAACCAATGCGGCTGCTTCTGCTGCTAGTATTGTTGGTGATGTAGACGCTGCTGATGCTTCCGCTGACGCTGCTTTAGTATCTGAAACAAACGCTGCTAGTTCAGCAACCGCTGCAGCATCGTCAGCAAGCTCTGCAAGCTCTTCAGCTAGTGCTGCTAGTACCTCCGCATCTAATGCTGCTACAAGCGCTACAAACGCTTCTAATAGCGCCTCAGCAGCTTCTACGAGTGCCTCTAATGCTTCTACGTCAGCAACTGCTGCTTCAGGCTCTGCATCGTCGGCTTCGACATCTGCAAGCAATGCCAGTACATCGGCAACCAACGCATCTAATTCTGCTACTTCAGCTTCAAGTTCAGCTTCAACAGCTACTACTCAAGCAGGTATAGCAACAACTAAAGCAGGTGAAGCAGCTACCTCTGCTACTAATGCAAGTAACTCTGCTTCTGCTGCGTCTACGTCAGCAAGCAATGCTTCAACATCAGCAACTAATGCTGCATCTGCACAAACTGCAGCAGAATCTGCTAGAGATGCTACGTTAGCTGCGTATGATAGTTTTGATGATAGGTATTTAGGGGCTAAGGCTTCTGCTCCTTCTGTAGATAATGATGGTAATGCTTTATTAGCAGGTTCTTTGTATTTTGATACAGTAAGTCAAGGTATGAAGCTATATACCGGTTCTGCTTGGGTTGATGCTTACGTCCCCGGCTCTACCTACCTAGCTAAAGCAAACAATCTTAGTGATTTAACCTCTACTTCTACAGCTAGAACGAACTTAGGCTTAGGCACTGCAGCAACAACAGCCGCTACTGCCTATGCTACTGCTGCTCAAGGTACATCGGCTGATACAGCGTTTGGATGGGGTAATCACGCTTCTGCTGGATATGCTGCTGACAATGCAGTTGTTAAACTGACAGGTACGCAGACAGTAGCAGGTGATAAAACATTTAGTTCAACAATTATTGGTTCCATTACTGGTAATGCAGGTACAGTTACGAATGGTATCTACACAACAGGTAGCTATGCTGACCCGGCATGGATTACTTCATTAGCAGGGTCTAAAATAACTGGAACACTTGACGGTGGAACATTCTAAGGAATAAACTATGCCAACTACAATTAAGTTAAAGAATAGCGTAACAACAACTGCTGCACCTACTACACTGGTACAGGGTGAAGCTGCTGTTAACGTCACCGATAAGAAAGTCTGGGTAGGCAATGCTGCTTCTAGCCCAGTACAAATTCTTGGTGCAGGAGCAACCATTGCTGGCACTACTGCAGATTTTAGCGGTGTAGCTACATTCTCTGCTGGCTCAGTATCAGCCCCAGCCATTACTACCACAGGCGATACCAACACAGGTATGTACTTCCCAGCAGCCGACACCATTGCATTTACAGAAGGTGGTGTTGAGAGTATGCGGATTGATGCTAGTGGTCAGGTAGGTATTGGTACAAGTAGTCCTTCAAGTAAATTAGATGTTGTTAGTTCGTCTGATTTAAAGATTCGAATTAAAACTACTACGGGGAGCAATACTGCTGGTATCGACATTATGGGAAACAACGCTACGGTTGATTCAAACAATGTTATTTTGTATCAAGGTGGTTCTAGCGAATGTTATTTATATAACAGAGCAAATGCTGAAATTAGGTTTGGAACTAACAACACAGAACGGATGCGTATTACTTCTGCTGGTAATGTGGGTATTGGTGATAGTAGCCCAGCTTACAAACTAACTGTAAATGGAACTGTTTACGCTTATAGTTCTTCAAGTAGTGCCACTTTTTTATCACAGAATACTGGCGGTGCTTGGTTTGCAAACGCACAAGGTTCAGACTATGCAATTACTGAAAGCGGTGTTGGTGAATGGTTAAGAGTTAAAGCAACTACGGGCAATGTAGGTATTGGTACTAGTAGTCCATATAGCAAACTTCATGTTGTTGGAAGTGGATTCTTTACAGGCAGAACTGTTCCTTCTAGTGGTGCTGGTGTAGAAATATATGGCGATGGTTCTAACTATGGTGCTTTCCTTGCCTATAACAGAAGTACGTCAGCTTACATACGGCAAGAATACGATGCACTTAGCCATATTTTTAGTGGTAGTGGCACAGAACGGATGCGTATTGACTCTAGTGGTAATTTGTTGGTTGGTACAACTACCATTGCCTCTCAAGGTAAGATGACTTTAGATTTTAATGGTAGTTCAAATCAAGGAATCAACATAAAAGAAACAGCAAACCAATCCTCTGCTGGTTTTATGTATTTTCAATATAGCACTACTGTATTGGGAACAATTACTAGAGCTACTAGCACAAATGCAGTTTTATACAATACAACATCAGACATTCGTCTTAAAGAAAATATTACTGAAGCAAAACCAGCATTGGACACAGTTTCAAATATTAAAGTAAGGCAATACGATTGGATTGGATGTGAAAATTCGCATCAAGATTATGGTTTTATTGCACAAGAACTAGCTGAAGTAGTTTCTGATGTAGTTACCAAAGGCAGAACAGAGGAAGATACTTGGGCTGTTGACTATGGCAAGCTGACTCCAATTTTGTGTAAAGCAATTCAAGAACAACAAGCATTGATTGAAAATTTAACAACACGCTTAAATGCGTTAGAAGGAAAATAAAATGGCAACAACATACACATGGGCAATAGCCCAAATGGATAGACTTACTTCTGATGGCTTTGTAGTCACAGTACATTACACAGTAAATGCTGTTGATGGTGATTACACAGCTTCTACCTATGGCACAGTAGGCTATACACAAGAGGAAGGCAACATCATTCCTTTTGATAGCTTAACTTCTGAGATTGTAGTTGGATGGGTAAAAGACTCACTCGGTCAATCAACTGTAGAAGAAGCATTGGCTGCACAGATTGAGGCTCAAAAGAATCCAGTACAGCAGTCTGGATTGCCTTGGTAAGTTTTTAACCACAACTAGGAGAACGATATGGGCGAAAAACAAGCGAAACCCATTACGATTGATGGCATTGAGTACGACACAAACGACTTTACAGACGAGCAAATTGCGCTCACTAACCATTGTTTAGACCTTGACCGTAAGCTGGCATCTACACATTTTCAAGCGCAACAGTTACAAGTTGGTAAAGATGCGTTTTTAAAGATGCTAAAAGAGTCGTTAGAGAAACCGAAAGAGTAATTATGAGCGACATCAACCCTGTAGAGTACGGTAAATTAGTAAATTCTGTAGATAACCTAGAGCGTAAAGTAGATGCTTTAGAAGTAGACATTAAGAAGTTAGTGGCTATGGCTGAACGCAGTAAAGGTTCTCTATGGGCGTTGATGGGTGTTGCTTCTGTTGCTGGTGCGTTCATCAGCTACATGACTGAATTAGTGTTTAAGAAATAATATGAGACCAGTCTCGAACGGCAAGAACTTAGTTGCTGCAACCAAGACAACCATGTTTGTTGTTCCTAAACAGCAAGTAGGTAAATGGAACCTTTTATGGGCTATCAACAATACTTCCTCTGCTAAGAACTTCACAGCATGGTGGTACGATAAAAGCACTAACACAGAAGTATCTATCGTTAGTGACTACCCGTTAGCCGCTAAAACATATTTACGCTTTGATGGCGGTGCTTATGTTACTTTAGAAGAAGGTGACGAGATTCGAGTTCAAGTAGAAGCAGGTGCTACAGCTTCGTGTATTGTAACCGTTGAATTAGAGCCAACCTCTGTAATTCAATTTAATCAATATTAAGGACTATTATGCCACTCAAAGCAGGTAAATCAGACAAGGTTATTTCTGCCAACATCCGTAAAGAGATGAAAAGTGGCAAACCGCAGAAACAAGCCATCGCTATTGCTTTAAGTAAGGCTGGACAATCTAAACCCAAGAAAAGGAAATAATATGCCAATGGTCAAAGACAAGAAGTTCCCTTACACAGCTAAGGGTAAGAAAGAAGCTAAGTCATATGCTATGAAAACAGGAGCAAAGATGACTACTCCTAAAGCTAAACCAGCTAAGAAGATGGGTTCAATGCGTGGCTACTAAACCCGGATTGTACGCCAATATCGCAGCCAAGAAAGCACGCATCAAGGCTGGCTCTGGTGAAAAGATGCGTAAAGTAGGCTCTAAAGGCGCTCCTAGTGCTCAAGACTTTAAAGACGCTGCTAAGACAGCTAAGAAGAAGAAGTAATGCCTAAGAAAGCCTTCCAGAACCCTGAAGGTGGTCTTAACCAGAAAGGTAGAGAC